TAATCACATTTAAAATCTATATTAATAAATTCGTATTTTTTTTCTTTTAAAGAATCGTCTTTTTTGTTGTCCGTTAAGTTAAGTTTAGTTAAGTTAAGTTCCGACAGCCTCCCCCCAGCCTCCCCCCAGCCTGTACCTAAGGCCTCATGAATAGAGCGTGGGACTTCACTTAATACTCTTTTTATACCGATTAAGACACTGGGGTTGAGATTTTGGTTTTTTATAAAGTTTATCATGTATATCCAATTTGATTTATATATAACCTTGTTATCGTTTTCTAGTTTAGATATTATCTTTAATATGTCTTTTTCTTTCATTTTTGTTTCAAAAGAAATGCCTTCTAAGTCTATTTCATAAATTCCAGCAATATTAGTATGTTCATTAGTAAGAAAGTAGAGAAATAAATACCTTTCCATAATAGATAGTTTTCTAATATAGCTATCACTCCAAAACTTTTCATTAACCATTCTTTGCTTTGCCATATTTGTTTTTCTTTAATTCTGATATTGCTTTACCGTAAGCGACCTTTGTTTCTGGAGTAAACCAAATTTTTGAACATAGGTGATCAAACCACCACGCTTCTCTTTTTCTTAATCTATCAAAAGAAATATCATAGTCGTACATTGGGTGGACTACGATTGTCAGATATTTACTTTTATAGTTTATTTTTATTTCTGCCATATATTTTACAAGCAAAGAGCCACGATCGTTGTATGAAGATATAGTAAAATACCCTGCGACAATCGTGGCTCGCTGCCGATAATATTATTAAATTGTGTGGTATTTTTCTTCATACAATATCTATTATAATTCATCACAAGCCTAGCGGTCAAGGGGTACAACTGTGAATATCTTTTTGCATTAATCCCGGGACGTAATATAATAAATCTATGATAAATATATTAAGAGAAATTTGGATAAGGACATTCTACGCCGGATTTGATAAATGCAAACTTTGTAGTAAGAGAATTACCACGATTGATCAAGGGATTGATGATGTTGTGCGTGTAAGAGGAGACCCATTCGGAACGTCATTGAATGAACTATTTCATCAAAAGTGTTTTTCTGAATACCAATGCTAGAAAAGCATATCCAACGGCAAATACTTGAGTACCTAGATTTAAAAGGAATATTTGCTTGGCGCAATAACTCCGGCGCCGTATTTTCAGAATACAAAGGCAGAAAAAGAATGATACGGTATGGTCTTAAAGGCTCGTCAGATATTTTGGGGATTTTAAACGATGGGCGATTCTTGGCCATTGAAGTAAAAAAACCAGACGGAAAACCCACAACAGAACAACTAGAATTTATTGATAGAATTAATAAAAATGGAGGACTAGCGTTTATAGCACGCAGCATAACAGAAGTGATAAAGAATATACCATAAAATATATGTCAAATATATCTTCATTCGAAACGGCAGAACAGTATAGGGATTGGTATAGAAACTACAGGGAAGCGAATCGTGAAAAAATAAGAAAAAGACACCGATCATATATGAGAATTTGGCGAGAAGAAAACGAGATTGAAAAGAAAAAAGGATGGGCACGTCAGCAGGTAGCAGTGGCTCTTAGGAAGGGCGGTATCTCACAAGAGAAATGCAGTATCTGTGGAGAAGAAAAAGTGCAAGCACATCACACAGATTACTCAAGGCCCTTAGAGGTAATTTGGTTATGTTTTATCCACCACAAAGAACAACACAAAAAAGGAAACTTGTAAACTGTGCATAACTATTTGACAGCATATTTTAGATATGCTACGTGTAAGTTAATATATACAACTCTATGGAAAACCAGCAAATAAATATTAAAGAATTATCAGAGGAGAAACTAAAAGCACTTATCTTTGATGCTTCAGAAATTATTTCACTTCAGGATAGAAACATCCAGGCATTAAGGCAAGAACTAGTATTTAGATTACAAAATGCAACTAAAACAATTGTAGACGCAACCGAACCAACAGCCCAATAGGCTGTTTTTATATAACGCAAATTAATGATACAAAGTGGAAAAAAACTAAAAGGCTATAAATATCCAAAGCATAAAAAGCATAAAGGGGTTATGTCTGATCTTGGTAAAGGTCTTGTGACTGGGGGAAGATTATTGGGAGAATCATCTGCTCAAATGTTTGGGGTGAATGAAGCTCAAAATATTAGAGATGATGCTAAAACTCTTAAACGGGGATTTGTAAAATACGGTAAAAAAGCCGCTGGTAAAATAATGGATTTTATGGAAACAGCTAATCAGTTCCAAAAAGATTCGCAAGGTAAGTATATTTATCATAAAAGTAAAAAGGCAAAACATAAAAAGCATAAGTCCAAAAAGAAACACAAAATAATGTGTAAGAAGTCTCACGTTCACCATAAATTGTGTAAATAATATGCGAGTTCCAAAGAAAATAAAAGGTTATAAAGTTGTGGTAAACAACTCTCATAAATATTTTGGCACAACTGATGACAATGCTAAGAAAGTGATTATTAATGTTAAAAAGCACAAAGGAGACACAGTAGAGTTAAAAGATACATTACGTCACGAAGCATTCCACGTGATGCATCCAAATGCAACTGAAAAGGATGTAGAAGAGAAGTTAAAACATAAAGAAACAAGCCAAGTTGAGATGAACGATTTGGCTATAAAAGGTTTAGTTTAGTAAAATAATATAACGTCACTAACTTGAGCGGAGCACATCGACTCTCGACAGCAGAGCTGTCAACAAAAGCAAAAACAAGTGGAGAAGAATATTTAAAAGAAGTAGCTGATGAGTTCTCACCAGAGCATTTGGTTAACGAAGGATCAGCAGAAGATAATGCACAATCAAGTGATAAGGAGATTAAGGTAGACAATATCGGTAAGTAAAAAAATTATAACGTAAAATGAAAGTGATAGAGTTTTTGCCAGAAGAATGTCAGAAGGAAAATAATGTATTAGTTAGATTTGGAACCAGAAAATACGCTGAATGGTGGATAGATATATGGACAACGTTAGATATTGATTACACTGTAGATATGGCAAATAAAATGAGAGTTAAAAGGATATTTGTACTTACCCAAGAGGAAGCAAAAGATAAATTCAAATTAGATAATTATGTACAACGTAATGATACAAATGGGAGCGATAAAGTTTTACTGGCCAAGGACCAATAAACCATTTGATATTAAAGACTATTTTACCAATGAGAGTGGAAAAGAGTATCTGCATTTAGTGGATGGAATGGTAATTCAGAAAGGCAAGAGACATTTTAGAAAAATAAAGTTAAACAACAAAATTTAAAAAAGTAAATAGATAATTATGCCATTTGAAAAAGGTATAGGAAGTAAGATTTATAAGAATGTGGGAAGGAAAGGATATGAATATGAAAAAGCTCAGTTAGAAGAGATGAGAAAGGTATTTAATAAAGATTTAAAGATTGCAAGCAAGTTTCAAGAAGCTAAAGAATTTAATCCATTAGAAGAAAAGAAGTTACAAGTATTATCATCAAGAGCTTTAAAATATGCAGATAAACTGCATGCTTCAAAATCAGAAACAGATATAACTTCCAAAGGTGAAAAGATAGATGGTATTAATTATATAGTTCCAAAAGATGCAGATAACTATTCGACCGACGTTAAAACAACATCTAGTTAATCAAGCACTTTTAAACAAAGAAGTAGATACTATATTTTTTGGAGGAGGAGCCGGAGGTGGGAAGAGTTGGGAAATATGTGAAAGCAGATTGATAAATGCAGTTTTACATCCAGGATACAAATCATTCATTGGCAGAGAGGAATTAAAAAGATTGATGCAGTCAACCTACGTTACTTGGACGAAGGTTTGCAAACATCACAATATACCAGAAGGAACGTGGAAACTTAATGGACAGTACAATTATATTGAGTTTACTAATGGCAGTAGGATTGATTTGCTAGATTTAAAGTTTTTACCGACAGATCCTTTGTACGAGAGACTAGGTTCACTAGAATATACTGATGGAGCGATTGAGGAAGCTGGCGAAATACATTTTTTAGCTTACGATGTTTTGAAATCAAGAATAGGAAGGCATATGAATAAAGAGCTGGGCATCAGGCCTAGCATGCTTATCACTGGTAATCCTAAAAAGAACTGGACATATTTGGAGTTTTATAAGCCGTTTAGAAATGGAACTCTACCTAAAAATATTATATTTATTCAAAGTCTTTATAGAGATAATCCTTACACCGCAGAAGAGTATGAAAAACAATTAAGTCAGATTAAAGATAAGTCTACTAGGGAAAGACTTAAAGAAGGGAATTGGGAGTATGATGTAGACGATAATACATTGATAAATTATGACGCTATTACAGACTTATTTTCAAATTCAGTTCAAGATAATGGAGACAAATATTTAGTTATTGACGTTGC